GGGCTTCAATTCGGCCCCGGTGTATCAACCGGGGAAAACAGCGGATGCGTTGCGGAAAGGGAGGCAGTCCAATTGCTTCAATTCGGCCCCGGTGTATCAACCGGGGAAAACCGCTGCACGTGCAACGAAGCAGGCGTCCTGCCTGGGCTTCAATTCGGCCCCGGTGTATCAACCGGGGAAAACGCGGCCGGGTCAGGCCGGATATCGCGAAGTTCGACGAGCTTCAATTCGGCCCCGGTGTATCAACCGGGGAAAACGTGTACACTTAGTTTCATCCTGGCCATGTTGTTAGGCACAACATTTGCTTGTGACCTGGCTAAGTACACTTGTTCAGTATTGACACTATACCAGTGTATACCAGTATACAAGACACCACTAGTAGCTGTACATTCGTACATGTTATCACCGTTCCTTCCTCACGGAGTGTAAGCTCTAGTTTCGTTGTATTAACCTGGCAGAGCCTGGCAAGTAGACAACAGTATACCAGAACTAGTATACGAAACAACACCTATACAACAGAACACCTATTTAGTGTACAAAAAGCCACGTATTGGTGGGCAATTGTTCAATGATACCCCGGTTTTTAAGTCTGACAAAATTACAGTATCTAGTGTACATAAAACCACCGGGGATAGAGATATAATTTAGGGCAAAATCTCTAATGTTACACCTTGTTTAATGGCGGCAGAATTACTTAGTCTTTGGCTCTATTGAATACTTATATACTTTTGTTATCCAGTCTTCAAACTCCTCTAATGATTTATCGCTTTTGCCGAAATTACAATAAAAACAACATGGAACACAATTAGTCGCAAAATATCCTTCCTTATTGTTTATTCTATCTATTCCACTATAGGTATAATTATTATAAACGTTATTAGGAGGAGAGCCACAATAATAACAATTCATTTCTATAATTTTATTAAAATCTTCCTGACTAATATCGAAATCTATATTTCTTTTTTTAGCACCCTTTTTATAACCTCTTCTTAATCTATTTTTAGTACCATTATTATTTGGTAGGGTAAATCTCTCTTTTGATTTTTCTGCTACTAAACATCCACAGCTTTTTACTGACCCATAAGAAATAGAGTATCCTCTTAAAATCTTTTCATTTCCACAATCACATCTACATAAATAATATTTGCCTTTTCTATTACAATCAACCAAATTAATAACTGTTAATTTATTATATTTCTCTCCGTTTACAATTTTTCTTGATTTTTTAAGTTTTTCATTTCTTAGACATCCACAACTTTTAATAGATTCATTCTTTATATCTTCTCCTCTAATTTCTTTTTGTGTGCCACAGTCGCAAAGACATAAGAATTTATCTTTTTTACTTTTTTCTATTACTGTTAATCTATTTATTTTTTCACCAATTTCTAATCTTTTTTGATTTACACCTCTTAAACAGCCACAACTTTGAACGCCTTTATTTTTTAAGTGTATCCCACTTACTGTCTTTTTATTTCCGCACTTACATTGACATAAATAGAATCTTCTTTTTCCACTTCCCACATGAGAAAATTCAATGACGGTAAGTCTATTAAAAACTGTTCCATTTTCTATGGGTTTTCTAGAAAAAATTTGCTTCTTCATGGGCTGTTATACCTCCTTTAATCGCGGCAGACTATACTCTTTCATCAAGTATTGTAGTACCGCTCAAGTGAGAGAATTCGTGAAAAAAGGTTCTAGCTTCCAAATCTTTAAGGGCGAAGTCCTTTCTCTTTCCAGCTTTATTAATTATTGCCGAAAACTTCACTTCTGTGGGCCTACTAATTTCCCGAAAAATTCCGGGAAGACTCAAACATCCTTCTTCAGCTATCGCGGTTTCATGGCCAATCTTTATAATTTTAGGTTTATACAGAATTACTGGTTTTCCTTTAATACTAATTACCATTAGCTGGACGAGATGGCCCACTTGATTTGCGGCTAACCCCAATCCTTTAGCTTCAACCATAAGGTCAACCATTTGTTTACCAAGCTTGAACGCAGTTTTGTTATCAGTTTCTTCCCCGCAAAATCGGGCTAATATTCCGCCTTTATAATTGGACTCATCAAATTCTAAAATCCTTAATTCGGCCATATATTACTTTCTTTTGCGACAAATATTTAGAATCCAAAAAACCAGTAGTACTATTGAGATTCCCAACAAAAGGGGCCAATTAAACAAAATTAAGTTCATTATCGTAATCACCTAATAACCACCTTAATCATTAAGAAGATAATAAATGAAGAGGCTACTATTCTACTAATCAGAGTTAACCAATCAATAGGGGCCGAACCATCACCAGAAGGAGTTATTGGATATGAATGGGCCGAAGTTCTCCTATAAACTGTATAGCCTCTATCTTTTCGCATCATTGAGCGAGCAGTCGAAAATAATCTCATAATGATTTCTCCTCTATTAGTTTTTGGGTAGCTTTCATTCTTTCGTCGTTTGGACTAACGAAATAAATCTTGTCGCCATTCTTGATACTATCTTTAATTCGCCCAATTAGATTATCTTCTTTTGAATCATTAATTAAAAGGCCGATTGGCATGCTTAAATTATATGCCATATTGGCGGTTTGAAACATTTCTATTCCCCGGATTTTCATTCGTGCCCCATCTTTCTATTATACTTACGGAGCTTTTTAGCTCCATATTCTCCGAGATGTTCTATGCTGCCACCCTCAAGAGAGTATAGAGATAGAACGGTTATTAAAATATCTACTAATTCCTCACATGGACTTTCTTCTACATCTTTATGGCCAGCTTTTGCCGTCCCATATTCGCCCAATTCCTCTAATACTTTAAACAAAAGTGTAGTACTATTATTCTTTTTTGCATCACGTTGGGCTGCTTTAAGGACTTCATGGATAAATACAAGAAGCTTTTGGCCCGAAAATTGGGCTTCGCCGTATTCCCGCCAAGTGTCGGATAGTCCTTCATTAGGGTCATATAGTTTGAATTTATTATTACCATCTAATCTGTATTCACAGTTATCAATGAATTTTAATTCTGGATTTTTTGGATGGGACTTATAATTAGTTAAAAGATAATGGTCGTCCATAAAAGAAGTAGAGGAACTTCCTCCGATATATTTAGCCTCACAATCTGGATTAATAATTAATTTTCTATCTCTATCATGAGAGCAACCGCATTCCATAAGCCCGACGGCGTTTGAGTCATTCATGGATAATTTGACCTTTCTCTTGTTCCCAATTCACATTAGTATTTTTGAGCATTTTATAAAATTTTTCCATTTCGGCCATAGCCTCATCCTCTGGGCCAGAAATAATTGGTTCGCCATTCGCTAAAAGTTGTAAATGACAATCTTCGCCTAGAGGTGCCTTTCTCTTGATTTTGGTGATTAATTTAAGCTTCATCGTTTACCTCTACTAGCCATCCGAATTTTCCATATTTATGCAAACACTCACACATATTAGCAGTGCCCCTACTATTATTAACCGAAAACCCTATAGCTTTATCACAATATTGGGCCATTTCTTCATTTCTTAATGGGCCAGCTTTTTTACCTAATAACCAATCCGCCGGAAATTCTTTAATTGGAATATTATTTTCTTTGGCCCAAATTTCACCCAAACTATCGGCACCTTTAGCTTTGCCGGAAACTATTTCAGATATAGGTGTTTCAAGATGGATTTTGTCAACCTTTTCTTTCAGGAGTTTGTAATCGGCAAAATTGCGACTACCAAATATACAGAGTTTCATTATGTAATCTTTTTTACTGAGAATATTTTATTATAAATAGATGGAGCAGTTATAATTTCCATAATAAACTTATTTGCACATTCCTTAAGAATTTTTCCATGTTCAGTATAATCTAACATATCATAGTTAATTAAGCCAGTTTGTTCTTCTAGAAAAAATCGACCGTTATCGCCCAGATAAGACTTGCTATTATGCATTTTCGGCCACATTAGTATGTATATTCTTTTTTGTATCATACGTCTTTTACGGTTTAAATTACCACACTTTTGGCCATAAGTCAAGGCTGATTTTAACAAAAAGGTGTATAATAATAGAGTATTCTGTAAAATTAAGTTGACATCAAATATTTATATGGTATATATTAGTACACTAGTTTGGAGACAAGAGATGGAGCCAATCTTTGTTGGATTTGCGGCAGAATTAGAGCAAGAAAATTTGGTGGAGATTAATTTAGAGGAACTTCTGAAATCACAAACTACACCTAGTAGTGGAACTTTAGAAGTAAAACAAGAGGTATTGAATGCTAATCCCTAAAAATATGACCGAAGAAGAGATGTTGAAGATTATGGATGTTACTATTAAAAGTTTATTAAAGGGTATACGTCCGTTTGGATATTATAGCAAAACTCATGGCGACTTATCTCAACAAGCATATCTTTTTGCTGTAGAAGCAATAAACTCTGGAAAGTATGATGAGAAAAGGCCATTGGGTGGATTTTTAAGAACCTGTATAATTAACCGTTTTATTAGTTTAAGTAGAGATAAATTTCGTAGAACTGAACAACCTTGTAGTAGATGTATTTTCAGAGATGAACATATGAAGGTTAATCAGTCGGGATGCCAGGTTTTTGATAACAAACTAAAGTGCGAAAAATACAAAGAGTATCATGAACGAAATAAGATGAAAATGAGTTTGATGTCTATGAAGGGTGAACCTCTTTATGAACAGACTCTGCTAAGAGATAATAAGGATATTGTTGATGTAGATGAAAAGGACTTAGCCGAAAATATCCAAAGTAAACTCTCTGATGAGAGCAAAGAAACTTTTAAGGAATTGTTAGAAGGCAAAAAAATTAAAAAGTGCCGATTAGATAAACTCGAAGAAGAGTGGAAAATTTTGAATTCTGATGGGAGTAAAGAAGATGGCGGAATCAGCGTTTCCACCTAGAATGATTACAGGTAATAAAACTGTTAAACAAGGCAAACTAACGGTTAAAGAAAAAGCTTTTATTAAAGCTAATTCGGGCAATCTTACTATTGCTCAAATGGCCAAAAAGCTTGAACGTAATCCGACTCTTATAGAGAACTATCTTAACGATACTGGTAAGACTGGAATCTTTACAAGTGAAGTATTAAATAACTTAAGGGCAGGACACGAATACGAATTACTTAAGGGGGAATTGACAGATAAAGAAATTAAAATCTTTGAAAAGAAGTATTCGGAATGGGTGGGTCAATTTAAAGATGATATTGTTCCTAGTGAGCGTAATCAGATTTTTCATATTATCAAAATAGATATGATTATGGGAAAGTTGATGCGTCGAAATAAGGATTTAGAGGAAAGAATTGCTGAAACTGAAAAAGATATTAAGTCTACCTTAGAAAACGAAACTTTAAGTGATGAAGAAAGAAATAATAAGTTAGCTAGATTTAGAGAGTACAGAGGTGACTCTTATGGTTATATTAATGCTAATATGGCAATTTATGAAAAGCAACAAAAACTTTATATAGAAATGTCGGATGAACTTAAAGCAAATCGTAAACAAAGAGTAACTAAAGAAGAAGGTAATAAAAATACTTTTCTTGGGCTTATGAGACAAATGAAAGATGATAATCAACGTATTAGAATGGGTGAAGATGCTGAATTAGAAAAGCTTGCGGCAGAAACCGAAGCCGATAGATATTCTATGACAGTTAGATATTTAGATGATTCATTGGATACACCATTCACATCTGGAAAGGTTCAATAAAGGAGATATGGTATGCAAAAGAAAGCTTTAGTGTGTGGAGCTACAGGTCAAGATGGTTCCTATATGATGGAATTACTTCTTGAAAAAGGATATAAGGTTTATGGAACTATTAGACGAAGTTCTGCCCCAAATTATTGGCGAATAAATCATATTTTAGATAAAATCGAATTAATTCATTGCGATGTGTCCGACAGTATTAATGTTAGTAATGTAATTCGTGAATTAAAGCCGGATGAATGTTATAATTTTGCTAGTATGAGTCAAGTTGGAATTTCTTTTAAAGAACCAATTCATGCTTTTGAATCTGTAGCTATGAATTGCATTTATTTTCTTGAAGCAATTCGACATAATTCGCCCGAAACTAAATATCTATATGCTAGTTCAAGCGAACAATTTGGTTCAGAAGTAGACCCAGACGGATTCCAATCTATTAACACACGTATGAAAGTTTGTTCCCCGTATGCTGCGGCAAAATTAGCGGCTTTTAATATGGTAGATATTTACCGCAAAAGTTATAAATTAAATGTGCGTTCTAATGTATGTTTTAATCATGAATCACCAAAACGTGGTGAAGATTTTGTCACTCGCAAAATTACAAAATATCTTGGTAAAATAGTTAATTTAATTAATAAAGAGTCTGCTCCCGAATATAATAAAATTAATGGTTTTTCGGCCAAAGATATACCTTTACTTTCTTTGGGCAACACTTCCTCGTACCGAGATTGGACTCATGCAAAAGATTGTGTAGAAGCTTTTTATCTTACAATGCAAGCTCCTCCAAAAGATTATGTAATAAGCAATATGGAGACCCATTCGGTAGAAGAGTTTTTAAAACTAGCTTTTGAAGAATCTAAAAAGTATTGTGTGAAACCAGAACTTATTGATATAACTAGTTTAGTTAACATTGATAAAAATTTATATCGTCCAGCAGAAGTTGATTATCTTAAGGGAAATAGCAGGCCAATAAGAGAAGAATTAGGTTGGAAACCAAAATATTCCTTTATTGATTTAGTTAACGAGATGGTAAAATTTGATGTCAAAGACCAAGAATAAGTTTACAGTTCTTCGTAGTGGCCAAGAGAAAAAACACTTTTGGACATTTGAACCTAACGAATACTGTTTGGGCACAATCCAGTGCCCAATAGAAACTGGCGACTATATGATTAAAGAGTTGCCAAAGCAAACATTCACAATTGAGAGAAAACACAGTGTTGGGGAAATATATAATAATCTATTTGAGAAACGTTTTTCTGACGAATTAGACAGACTTCAATCATTTAAGTATCGTTTTATTATATGTCAATTTGACCTTAAAGATGTTATTTCTTTTCCATACGGAAGTGGGATTCCGTCAAGATACTGGGATGGTTTAAAAGCAAATGGAAATTATATATTGTCAAAATTATCTTACTTTACTATTAAGTTAAAAATTCCGGTAATTTATGCTGGCCCCGGAAGCTCTAGTAAAGAGTTAGCAATGTTTTATATGAAACAAGTAGCTCGTTGTGAAGGTTTAATTTAATGTCAATAAGTCGTGATATAGACGCTTATATGGAAGCCCATCATCCTGAAAAACTTAAAGCTTACCAAGGGCTTAAATATGGCATCAAAGATATAGCTATAGTAAATCCATTAAAGGGAAAAGATGCTCCTGAGCTTCAATTAGCTAGAATGGTGATGGACCCATCGTATGCTTATTTTACGTGTAAGTATATTCTAGGCCAAAATATCATGCCTTTTCAAGGATTTTGTGTTAAAGAATTATATAATCATGCAAGACCATTAGTAATAGCATCAAGAGGATTTGGAAAGTGTCTCGTTGGTGATACTTTGATAGTTACAAATTTTGGTGTCCAAAAAATAAAAGATATTTTACCTAAAGACTATGTAAAAAGAGTTAGATACTTAGATGATAATATTAAAATTTTAGGAGCTAATGGATATTCCGAATTAGATTATGCTTGGTCAAATGGAGAAACTGACACATCTAAGATAAAAACAAATTATGGATTTGATTTAGAAGGCACATTAGACCATCCAGTTAAAATTATTGGAGATGGTCAGATAATTTGGAAAGAACTTAAAGATGTTAAAGTTGGGGATAAAATAGTTATTTATAGAAACCCTATAGACCATAAAAATAATTCTGGCTTAGAAGAGGATGAAGCTTATTTATTAGGCTTAATAATTGGAGATGGGTGCTATAGTCAAGAATGTATCATTTTTACAAGTGCAGACAAAGAGCTTTCAGATAAAGCTAAGGAATTTTCTTTGAAATATTTTGGAAAATCTTTTGTAGATGTTAAGTCTGATAAAATAGGATTTAGATTGTATTCAAAAAGAATCAGAGATGAACTACTTTCAAAATACAAGTTTAATTCTTCTATTTGTGCTGAAAAAGATGTTCCGTCATTAATATATGAATCATCAAATGAAGTGATAGAGGCTTTTATTAGAGGACTATTTGATACGGATGGATGTTGTTTATCATCACATTTAGAGTTTTGTGCAAAGTCATCAAATCTCGTTAAAAATTTACAAATTTTGTTATTAAAGTTAGGGATTGTGTCAAGAAGATTTAAAAAACATAATAAGAAATATAACACAGATTACCATTATCTTTATATAGGGTCTAATGATGCTGTTAAATTTAAAGAAAAGATTGGATTTGGCTTAACTAGAAAACAAGAAAAACTTGAAAAACTATGTCAAAAAACAAAGAATCCAAACAAGGATGTTATTCCTAAAGAATTAATATTGAACAGATTACTTTCTTTAAGAGATAAATATGTAAAAATAAGACAACCTATGTCTCATAGTTATAATTATAAAAGACAGCTATTATCGCCACATAGATTAAAAGCTTATGATTTATCATATAGTACGTTACATAAAATATTAGAATTAACTAATGAATTAAGTAATGATAATGATTGGAAATTTTTAAAAGAAATATATAATAAAAATTATTTTTATGATACCATAACAGAAGTTTCAAATGGTTCTTGTGAGACTTTTGACGTTCATTTAAAAACAGACCATTCTTTTGTTAGTAATGGTTTTATTTCTCATAATACTTATCTTTTTGGTTTATATGCAGTTTACAAAGCTTTCCTTGACCAAGGCTCTAAAATTATCGTAGTTGGTTCAGGTTTTCGACAAAGTAAAATGATTATGGAGGCTTGCGAAAAAGTATGGCATTCGGCAGATGTCCTTCGTGATATCATTGGTCTTACGGGACTACGAGGCGAAGAAAATGGCGTTAAATACGCTATGGATAAAATTACAATGACAATTGGTGAATCAGAAATTACTGCTTTACCTATTGGGGTTGGTGGCCAAAAGATTAGAGGTTTTCGTTCTAATTGTACTATTGCAGACGAATTTGATTCTCACGATTTAGATATTTTTGAACGAGTTGTTCGTGGATTCGGTGTTGTTTCTGATGACCCTGCTGAGAAAGTTCGTATAGAAATGGCTAAGAAAGCCGCTTTGAAATTAGGTATTAGTCCTGCAAAAATGGGCCTTAACTTTAAAGAGTCTTTTAATCAAGAAATTATTGGCGGAACTTGTTCTTACTCATTTTCAAACTTAGGTCAATACTTTAAGAAGTATAGGGCAATTATTGAGGCTCGCGGAGAAGAGGAAAAATTAAAAGCTTTAATGCCAGAAGATTATGAGAATTTTAAGGATGTGAACCCTGCTCATTACTGTGTGTTTAGAGTTCCATACGATATGTTACCAAAAGGCTATATGTCGGAAACAGACATAATTAGTGCTAGAGCAACTTCTTCATCTGATATTTTCAATTCTGAGTTTGGTTGTATTTTCCTTGATGATTCTGCTGGATTCTTTAAAAAGTCTTTGATTGATAGCTGTGTAACAAATGAAAGAATCAATGGTATTCAATTTCCTCCTGCTTTAAGAGGTAAAAAGGATGCAGAATATGTAATAGGTGTTGACCCCGCATCAGAAAGCGATAATTTTGCTATTGTAGTAACAGAGGTTTATAAAAGCCATAAAAGGGTTATTGCCTGTTTTACAACAAGCAGAAAGAAATTTAATAAAGATAAAGCCGATTCAAAAACTCTTGAGAAGAGATTCTATTCGTATGCCGCAAAAAAGATTCGTAGAATTATGGAGGCTTTTGGTAACCAAAATGTGATTCAAATTGGTATGGATGCCGATGGTGGCGGACGAGCTATTGCTGACGAAATGAAGACACTTGAGAATCCAGTTTATGAAATTATAGTTCCAGGAGAAATTAAAGATACCGATATAATGGTAGGGCCACATATTATTAAACTTATTAAATTCCAAGATTACCAATGGGTATCAACAGCGAATCATACGATGAAGAGAGATTTAGAAAATAAAAATCTTTTGTTTCCACAGTATGACCCATATGCAATGGTAGCAGAAGAAGAATTGGATGGTAAAAATGCTGGATTCATAAAATACGAAAAAGTTAAGTTACTTGCAGGCGAAACTGTTGAAGATACTATTGATTATATATATGATGAAATAGAATTACTTAAAAAAGAACTTACTAGTATTGTTTGTACGCAAACTCCGGGCGGAAGAGAAAAATGGGGCTTGCCTACTAAAAAGGGCGAAACTCAAACTGCTCAAAATACCCAATTCAAAAAAGACCGTTACTCTGCTTTGTTAATTGCTAATGCGGTTGCAAATGAAGTGACGAAAAGTCGCGAAAGTGATACCACTCCTGACAAATTAATTCATGGTGTTTTGGCAGACAAAGCTTTAACAAAGAAAAATAATAAGCAAAGTTCTAACATGTTTTATGGTAGTAATCCAATGATTGGAAAATTAAATGCTTTTAAGGTAGGACTAGTTAAAAAGGGCGATAGATAAAGTTAGGTCGGAGTATATTCTTTATGAGATTGAAATGTAAAGGAATTAGAAAATGCCCAAAATTGCACCTAAGCAAAAAGACTTACAACTGCTTGCAAATGCTAGCGTAAAAAATACTCCTAATCCAGTTTTTAGAGGAAATCGCGCACAAGCTGATTTTATGCAGTATAGGAATATTGTTTCTGATATTTCTGTCCGTAATACATCTACAGAAAATTCCTATTATCAGTTCAGACCGTCAGAACAACTTCCAACCACGCCAAAAGGTTTAATGGCGATGGGAATGTGTTACTATAAGACAAATCCTATCGTTAAAAACACGTTTGATACGATGGCAGAATTCGCCGCAAATGGTATGGTAGTGCCTCATAAAAGTGAAATAATTGAAGATTTTTATAAGAATTGGCTTCAAAAAGTGGGTTCTTATCAAGTAAATGAGCAGTTTTCTAGACTTTTATTCAAAGCGGGCGTAACTCCAATTCATCGTAGTTTTACAAAAGTTACCAAAAAACAACTAAAAGAAATTAATTTAGGTCTTGCTGCTGACCAAGATTTTCCCGAAGTAGAATATGTAAAATCAGAAATTCCAATTGGATATAGCTTTTTAAATCCTCTTTCTATCACTATGCCGAATGAGCGAATATCTTTATTTTTGGGCAAATTAAATTATTATGTAGATATGCCTGAAGAATTAATAAAAATGGCTCAGAAGATGACAAAAAAACAACGAGAAGAATTTATAAAAGAATTTCCTCCCGATATTGCTAAAGCCTTACGTGCGGGCGATAATAAAATTCCATTAGACCCATACCATACCTCTATTTATCATTATAAAAAGGATGATTTTGAAGTTTGGGGTGAACCAGTTCATGCTTCAATTTTTGATGACCTTATTCATTATGATAAAACAAGGCTGGCCGACAAAACTACTTTAGATAGTATTGCGTCTAGAATTCGTTTATGGAAAATTGGCTACCTAGATAAAGAATTTTCTATTTTTCCAGACGAAGGAGCTTATGAAAAACTGGTTGATATTCTTGGAGCTATTCCTAGCGGAGGCGTTGCTGATGTAATTTGGAACGCAGCAATCTCCGTAGAGGAACTTTCTAAGGATGCATGGCAATTTCTTAACAATGATAAGTATCGTGCCCCACTAAATGCTATTTATCAGGGGTTAGGAGTTCCTCGAACCGTAGACGACAATGGTGGTTTTAATAATAGTTATTTTGGCCTAAAGACAATGGTCGAACGATTGAATTATGTAAGAAATATTCTTAAAGATTTTTGGAATGGAGAATTTAAATTAGTTCATAAAGCTATGGGTTTTCCTGGAGTTCCACCAGAAACATTTTTTGACGAAATATCAATTACTGATAAGTCTCAGATGATGGCTTTAGTTCGTGATTTATGTGATAGAAACGTTATTTCCGAAAAAGAAGTTCGTAGATTATTTAATACTAGTCCAGAAATTGAGGCTTACAGAGTTAAGAAACAAAATCGACAACAAAATGCCAAGAATGATATTCCACCAAAAGCTGGTCCATTCCATCAAAATAATCAAGCTGAGCTAAATAAAATTGCTTTAACCAAAGGTATAGTAAAACCTAGCGATGTTGGGGTAGATAGTTCAATGACTGACAAGCAAATTATGAAGATTGTTAGTCCTTCACCTAAAGCTGCTCCCGCCAAAAGGCCTAAAGGTCAACCCGGACAAGGTCGCCCTAAAAACTCTAAAGATAGTAATGGCCGAAAAAAGCGTACAGTTAAGCCTCGTTCAGCTATGGCTAATCTATGGTATACAAACGCCCAATCAAAGATACATGAATTAGTATTGGCTAAATATTTGCAAAATTCGGGCAAAAAGAATTACCGTCAATTATCAACTGCGGCCACAGAAGACCTAGAAAAAGAAGTTTTTGGCTATCTCTATAATGCAAAATTCGGCGAAAAGATAGAAGAACTTAATCTAAATGGTCTTTCTCATACTTTACCCGAAGAAGTCTCTAATAGATACAGCGAATTATTTGCTTTGGCTGTAACTCATTTTAATAGAATGCCTAACATTGAAGAGCAAAGAATGCTTCAAAGAGATATTTGTACAGAAAAATACGAAAATTAATCAATTATAGATTTTTTCGTATACACTGTGGCGTATAATATTAGTATGATATCTTATAAGTATAGATTGTATCCTACAAAAAAACAAGCAAAAATTATTGCTAATCACTTGGAAATTTGTAGACAAATCTACAATAAAACATTAGAAGTTAAAATAAACGCTTATAAAGAAGCTAAAATAAATCTTACGTTATTTACTCTTAATAGGATGCTTACCTTTTGGAAACAAGAAAATCCATTGTTTAAGGAACCATATGCTCAAGTTGCTCAAAAAACACAGGAGCAAGTAGATTGTGCTTTTAGTTTGTTTTTTGCTAAACATAGCAAATATCCACGATTTAAAGGTAGTGGCCGTTTAAGGTCTCTTAAATATACACAGTTAGGCTATAAAATAAATGGTGGACTCAAAATAGGTAAAGGTCATATAGACTTTTCCAAAATTGGAAACATTAAATGTAAATTTCATAAATTATTATTAGGAAAAGTTAAGTCGCTCTCTATTATTAAAAATTCATCTAATAAATTTTTTGTTTGTATTACAACTGATTCTTCTGTAAATAAAAAGATTAAGAAAACTCATAAGACGATTGGTGTAGATTTAGGGATTAGAGTTTTAGCTACTCTTTCTAATAAAAAGACTATTGAAAATCCTAGATTTATCAAGAAATTCGGTAAATCTATTGAAAAACTTTCAAGACGATATTCTAATAATAAAACAGAGAAAAATCGACACTCCCTTAGTTTGGTCTACGAAAAAATGGTGAACTCTAGGGAAGATTTTACAAATAAACAATCTTTAGAGCTAGTTAAAAAATATGATATTATTTGTTTTGAAAAATTAGAAAAAAAGACGATGACCAAAGAAGAAATTCGTCAAATCAATAAAGCTATTGAAGATGCGTGTTGGGGTAGATTAGTACAGAAAACAGTTTGCAAGGCTGAAAGTGCTGGCAAAACAGTTGTACTTGTAGAGCCTCAAAATACATCGAAAACTTGTTCAAGATGTGGTGTTTTAAATGAAATTCCATTAAAGCAATTGCTTTATCAATGTAATTGTGGACTCTCAATCAATAGAGACTTGAACGCAAGTATAAATATTATGAGACTGGGATTACAGTCTTTGGCGAAGGCCTAAAAGTTTTCAAATTTATTTGAAGAAGTAATCACGCCGTTCTTCGATTTTAGGTTTCGGTGTATATTCTTACTAGAAAACCTATAGTTAGATAAGGATGATTAATTCAATGAGAATTATAATTGCTTACGATTCAGAAGAAAAAACTGCACAAATCCTTATGGATGGAAAAGAAGTTCCAAATATAAGTAACGTTTCATTGTGTAAGTGTTCTCCAAATGAGGAAGAATACGACTTAAATATTATGCGACAAACGATAGATGATACTGGTATAGTAAATACCCAAACATGGTGCTGTTATGCATCAAAAAATAAAAATAGTAATCCGGTTCAAGATTTATTTAAAAAGATTAAATAATGAAACCTATTATCTATCAAACTGAGATAGACGATGGTCTCGAACAGTATTTTGGGGCCAATTTATCCATTACCTATAATATCCCAGTAATACTTGCCACAAACAAGAATTATGTTGGTAAGGTAAAAAATGTTAGCGGAGTAGTTGGTAAATTAATTGAGGACGACTTTTTATATGAATATCCGGCCATTTTAGTAACGGCTGGTGTTTGGAATAAGAATGACCAAGTATTTGATAAATTTGAAGTTTGGAAAGCAAAATATACTCCTCTTAATAAACCAGCAAATCTTGACCATAAGCCAGATAAAGTAGTTGGCCATACAAATCGTGTATTTGCAATCACAGACGAAGAAACTCCTGCTTTAATTCCTAGTGAAATTGATGGTAAGCCCAATATGGACATACCAGATATTTTTCATTTGCTTACAGTAGACAGTTTTTATAAATACAATATTAAAGCATATCAGAAGCTAAACGAAGAATATTCAGCATCTATACAAAAAGTATATGATAAAATTATTGATGGTGAACTATGCGTTAGTATGGAATGTATTTTTTCTGATTTTGACTATGCGGTTATGAAAGCTGATGGCAAACAAGAAATTATTAAAAGAGATGCAAAGAGTTCATTTTTAACCAAAAAATTACGAGCTTTTAAAGGAAGCGGAGAATATCAAGGGGCTAAAATTGGTATGCTAATGCGTGATATTGTATTCACGGGTAAAGGTATCACTGATGACCCTGCTAATCCAGCTTCTGTTATTTTTAGTAAAGATTCGTTAGCTTTTGCTTCACAAAATTATGTAAAAAGTGAAGATATTTTTGAAACCGAAATTAATTCGGCGTATATACCTATTGTAAACGGAGAAGAAATTATGAAACTCGAAGAAGCACAAGCAAAAATTACGGAACTAGAAGGGCAGCTTGTTGAGGCAAAGAAAATTGCCGATGAGCTTGCTAAAACTAAGACCGAAGTTGAAACAGCTAAAACTGAATCAGATAAAGTTAAGGCTGAACTAGCTTCCGCTAATGAATCTATCAAGAAAGTAACTGACGAAAAGGTTGCTCTTGAGCAAAAGCTTGCCGAATCAAACAAAAGTTTAGCTGAAGCAAATACTAAAGTAGCTTCTACTGAAAAAGATTTGAGCGTAGCAAAAGCCGAAAAACTAAAGCTTGAACGAGTTGGTCTAATCAAGGAAAACCTTGGTATGGACAATACAGATGCAGAAAAGAACTACATTGTGGTTGCTGCTCTAACCGACGAAAATTTCAAGGCTTGGCTAGATAATACTAAGGCTTTCGCTGCCTCCAAAGATAAAACTACTGAAGCTCAAAAGGCTGAACTAGCTAAGGCTGCTAAAGATGTTGAAGACCAAAACAAAGCTGAAGCCGCTAAGAAATTAGAAGATGCCAAGAAATCTGAAAAGACTCTTGTTGTCGCTAATGTTGAAGTTGAAAACAAAAACAAAACTAAACTCAATGCTGTAAAAAGCGTTTTCGCTAAGGTCAAGAACACGGAGACTAACTAATGGCTATTAAGAACACCGATTATAGCTGCGAACGTCACATCACATATTTCAGTTCTGGCACTATTGACGATGGTCAGTGTGTAATCGCTGCAACTGGAACTTATTCTGGTGCTGCTTTAGAGCACGCTAATCGTTATGCCTATGTTGGCTCTCGTGCTTCTGGTGCTATTCCTCTAGGTATTTGCGAAACGCAGGTTCAGAATTATGACCTAACCCGTCAGAAGTTGAATCCTTTTAATCCTAACGAAGCTCAGACTGGCTCTAAGATTTCGATTATCAAGCACGGTTGGGTAAACACCAATTATATTTCTGGCACTCCAACAGCCGGTAATCCAGCTTATATTCACTCTGGTGGCTATATGTCTCCTACTCAGCTATTAGGTTATGCCCAAGTTGGTCGTTTCCTAACTGCTAAAGATGGTAATGGTTTTGCTACCGTTGCAATCGACTCTCTATAATAATCTAATTAATTAAACTTTGAAAGTATCAGGAGTGTTCAATAATGGCACGAACTAAAGTAAAGCGTACAGAAATTAGCCCTGAAGCTTATCAGGCATTCCGGGACACTATTAGCCCAGACAAGGCAGTTGCTGAACAAGCTCGTAGTTTCTACGCTGAAGCTTTACAGGAACCCCTTCGCCAAACTCTACTAAGTGGTAATGTTTATAGTGATATCTTCACATCCGAAGACTATCCTATGAATGTAAAGCCTATGTATATGCTTGACTGGGTTGTCCCTGGTACTGAAGCTGATTATGTAGCCTATACTATTCCTGCTCAAGGCGAACTACCTCGCAAGATTGTGTATGCTGATTATATCGAAGTTCCTACCTATGAAATTGGTGCTTCCCTAGATTGGAACCGCCGAATGCCACAGGTTGCTGGGCCTCAGTTCCTACGTAAGGCCCAAAGCCGTCTTGAACAGATGATGGTTAAGAAACTAAACGATGATGCTTTTCACGCTCTCTTAATGGCTATCGTTGACCGTGGTATTATCGCTTATGATGCTACTGCTTCTGCTAATCAGTTCACCAAACGTCTAGTAAGCGTTATGAAATTGGTTATGAAACGTAATGCAGGTGGTAATAGTGTGACTAATAATCGCACCATGACTGACTTGTTCCTTAGCCTAGAAAGTCTTGAAGACGTTCGTAACTGGGGTCTTGATTTAATTCCTGATGCTATTCGTACCCAAATCTATAATAGTGATGAAGGTCTACGCGATATCTATGGTTGTGCTCTTCATGGCTTGTTTGAACTTGGTGTTGGCCAAGAATATAATGACTACTACCTAAATAACCTTGGTGGTTTACTAGCTTCTGGTGATTCAGAACTAGTAATTGGTCTAGACCTAAGTGCTGAAGACTCCTTCGTAATGCCTGTAAATGAAAAAGCTACTGTTCGGTTTGACGACCAAGAACGTATGAGACTACAGGGTGTATGGTGTAGCAGCATGCAAGGGTTTGCTGTCTTGGATTCGAGGCGAGCACTTGGTGGCAGTTTGTAAGTAATTATTGTTACCTTAATAAGCCATCTTCGGATGGCTTTTTTCGTTTCTATATAGTTCGCGGGTAATATACTTAATGTACACCCAGAGGTTTAAAAATGGCTGATGCATTCGAGTATATAATCCCATTAGTTCGTAACATGACAGGTGATACTGACCCTACAGATTACACCTTTTGTGATGCTGACCTACAACTTAAAATAATTACTGCTATTAATCTTATGCAACTTGAGGTGGACTTCTCGGTAGACTATACCGCAGACATCGTAGGAATGACCATAACGCCTGACCCAGCTACAGCCCCAGCAGATAAGGATTTCATGACTTTGGCGGCTCTGAAGACAGCCTGTCTCATTGAGCGGTCAGATGTAAGCAAACTTACTTCACAAGATATCCAGCAATTAACCGATAACGGTTTTACGATGAAGATTGGCGACGTTGGGGCTAGTAAGATTGAAGCCCTTAAAATTAATTGGTGCGTTGCTTATACAAAAGCCAAAACTGATTTTGAATCAGGTAATGGGATTTTTGGTAAAGCTATTGTTAGTCCTTTTCCAGCTTTTGGAG